TGTAGTTCCCTAATTAGGTTAGGACAAGATTTAAATATTTGTAATTTAGGTCTTCCCTTGTCATTTAATTTTAATCTCTCATGGATTTGTATCTTTCCTTGAATTCTATTCTTATCAGCTCTTCTAAGTTTATGACCAGCCATAGTTAATACTTCTCCTACTGTTGGTCCAGTTGTTCCAGTCCTTGCCCAAGCTGCAGTATCTAACACTCCTCTAACAGACAGCTTATCTTCTTTTTCAAATTCAAAAATTCTTTTAGCTAAGTCTTGACCAGTTAAACCTTTCTGATATAATTCTCTATAAATAATTAATGTTTCATCTTGTGGGTCTAATGCTCCCCATATTACAGCAGACTCTGCTGCATAACCATAGTCAATTCCTTTTATTCTTTCCCAAGTTTTAGGAATAGCAAAAGGAGCTATGCAATGTTTATCATATTCAAATTCTGTAAAAGCAGCACCTTCGGAAACATCCCAGTTACCATCTAGTAATTGTTTCTTTTGAACAGAAGGTAATGATTGTAACATCTGTTCATACTTGCCATCTTCAGCTAGATAT